TTTAAGGGATAACTATGAAAGAACTAACTGGACTTTATATCAAGAACCTTTGTCCCTTTTGCGATTTCGAACGTAAATCTTTTACTATAAGCGAGAATATATCCAGATTTTATTGTTTTAACTGTTGCGTTTCTGGGTCATATGAAATAAAGAAATCTATTGAAAGTGATGAGTACAAAAAAATGATTGCTGAATATGCCAAAAGTTTAAGGGATAATTATGTCATTTGAAATGAAGTATGATGTGAATGGATTGCCATTGAAGACTAATGTTGAACCAGTTGCTCCAGTTGAAGTGATTGAATCACCAGAACCTGTGGTTGAAACTCAAACAGAAATAGAACCGGAAGTGGTTGAAACTCCACCCAATGATGTGGTTGAGGAAGTTCCTGTTGCTGTTGCAAAACCAGCACCACAAGAGTCATGGAAAGCTATTCGTGATAAGATGGCAGCTCAGGACAAAAGAACCAAAGAACTTGAACTCGCTTTAAAAGAAGCGCAATCAAGGCCTAAAGAAGTTGAACTGCCCGAAGAGGATCTAAGTTTAGACCTTGATGAAGATGCTCTTGCTGAAGGAAAACATCTGCGCAAAGTAGATAAACGCTTCCAGAAGATGCAAAAGGAACTTGATCAGTACAAACAACAAGCACAACAAGCACAACAACAATCAGCTCAACAAGCACTTCAAGCTAAATTGAAGACACAATACCCTGATTGGGATAGCGTATATAACGAAGAAAACATAGCGCGATTACAAGTTCAAGAGCCAGAGATATACGAAGCGCTCAATGCATCTACCGATATTTACAAGGCTGGAATATCTGCTTATAAAATGATTAAGCAAATGGGTATATCTGATCCTGTTGATGTATATGCTGCTGATAAAGCATTAGCCCAAAAGAATGCTTCTAAGCCTAAATCTCTTGCGAGTATATCTCCACAACAAGGTGACTCGCCATTGTCAAAAGCTAACGCATTTGCTAATGGTACATTGACTGATGATCTCAAAAAGAATCTCTGGAAAGAAATGAACGAAGCGAGAAGATAATAAAAAGGAGTAGCAATGAAGTTATGGGAAAAACAGTCCACATTTGCTCATAATGTAGCGAATCTCATTAATTATATTGATAGTAAAGGGTTCTTTGTTACCTTTGGCGAATGTTTTCGTACCCAAGAACAAGCGAATATTTATTCTCAGACTGGCAAGGGAATTGCTGATAGTTTACATTGTAAACGATTGGCAGTAGATTTGAACCTCATTAATGCTGAGGGGATATATCTTCCCGATAGTGCAGACTATAAACAGTTTGGCAAATATTGGGAATCTCTCAATGATCTGAATAAATGGGGCGGAAATTTCAAAAATAGAATCGACGGCAATCATTTTGAAATGGATGATTTATAACGGCCTACTGATGATGGCCCCGGGTTTTTAAAGTTTGACTCCAACTTACTCTTTTTCCCGGGGTCTTGATTTGATTATTTCTTTAAGTTCCACACAACAGGACGCTTTCTTCTATTGTTTGAATTCTCTTTTGGCGTAACCCATTTACAGTTTCCTGGTTCATAATTACCATTATTATCTGTTCGATCTAATTGTAATCCCAATGGCTTTTCTCCCATATCTTCTAGGAAGTTTTCAAATTTGAACCAGCGTTCACAAACTTTAATGCCTCGACCGCCATAGAGATTAAAGTTATGATTTTTAGATGAGTTGCATCTTGCGAGCATGCATCTCCATGTATTATAAGTTGGTGTTCCTTCATAACCATGTTTAGTAACATTACATAGGTGACATTGATTGTTTTTCCCTAATTTAAGTATAGAAGCTGTTAGAATTCGCTCTCTACCGCATTTACATTTACATCGCAACGTTCTTTGTCCAGTCTTGTTTGTGAGTGCCTCTAAAACAGTCCATTCACCATATTTATTACCGACCATAGACTCTGTATTTATATATCGTTCCTTTTTCCGACATTCTTCGCATTGAGATGATTTGCCATTTCGTAATCCATCAGCTCTTACAATTTTGATTATTCCACAAGCGCATCGACAATTATAATGTCTGAACACAGCGCTTCTTTTCTGTTCTACCTTGATCTCTTCTATGACGTACCATTTACCAACTTGTGTTCCAATCATTGACCTTATCTTTCTTTTATGGCTATAATTCATTTAACGCAATGCAGAAGTCGTTACTGCAACAAATCTCCTCTAGCGCAAATCGGAAATCGCTACCCGAAGACGCAATTCAAGGTTCGTCGCCTTCCGTAATATTTTTATATTTATATGTATAAGGATAGCACATGGCTATAACAACTACAAGTATCCTATAAGGTTTGGGATATTAAAATCCTCTCTGATAGTCTTGAAACTCTGACCAGGTAATGCTGAAGACAACAAGGTGCAAGCAGGAGAAATCCGGGCAGCATGAACGCAGTAAGCGAGAGGACTTTGTCATTATCAGGCAAAGATGCGGTACTCTGAACTCTATGGAAACATAGAGAGGTAGGCTGAGAAGATCTATCCGCCTAGCAATAGGTTAACAAGTAACAGATTGACCCTCACCGGTACAGCAAAGCTTTAGTTATAAATTACTGAGTGTTCCAGTTCCGAACATGATTCATAAAATCGCTGCAATGAAGAAGCAAATGCCCCGTAATGGTGGTAATACTCTTCGTATGCGTAGATATAACCCACTTCAAACTGCAATGGTACCACTAGGAAACTCTGGGATCACGCCACCAGCGCAGTCTTTGACAGCTGTGGATATCGATGCAACCATATCTTTTTATGGCACATATGTGACATTAAATGAGCAAGTAACTTTACAAAATCAAGATCCAGTTTTGAATGAATGTGCTGCACGTTTAGGTGTATCTCTTCGTCAAACTGAAGATCAACTAACACGTGATATGCTAGCGGCAACCGCAGGCTTTATCAACTGTGTTGGTGGTGTGAATGGTGACAATCCAACTGAAATCACTCGTTCAGATGTTGATGCAGTTGTAAGAACATTGTTGAACAACAATGCTTATACAATTATGGACAACATTGAAGGTGAAGATAAGTTTGGTACCGCTCCTGTTCGTGATGCATATTTTGCAATGTGCTCTACACAATTAACAGGTAACTTAGATGCTGTTGCTGGTTTCATTCAAAAGAACCAATATCCAGCTCCGATGAATGCTTTGCGTTCAGAATGGGGTGCTATTGGTAACTTGAGATTCCTTATCAGTTCTATTGGTTCATTCGTTCCTAATGCTTCTGCAAACGGCGCAAACGTTTTCAATATCTTCTGTGTTGGTATGGAAGCTTATGCTTGTATCGAACAAGATGGCTATTCTGCTAGCTTCATTTATAGACCACCTATATATGATGGACCATTAGCATTGAATGCTTCTGTTGGGTATAAATTCGCTGAAGTTCCAAGAATCACTAATGATTTGTGGGTAATCAACTTACGCACAACATTAGCTTAAAGGAGAAAACATGGACGGAACTATTTTAAGTCAAGGTCGATTCGTCGTACCTGCGACTGTTGTTAATCAATTTATTGCTATTCCTTCTAATGCTGATTGGATGGTTGTTCGTAACTATACCAATGCTGGTAAAGTTGGCGGAGCTACCGGACTAGGAGTTGAATACTTCTGGCAACGTGGCATGGCTGCTGGTACAGGTATGGTTGAGTATTATGGTAATGCTTCAGCAGTTATGAGTGGTGATACACTCGTTTCTGGTGGCTTTACTTTATATGATCCATCTGGACAATCTGCTGGTTCATTACCATTAATTAGTTTGCCAGTTGCTACAACTGCTATCTCTAATGCTACTTCACCTATTGTACTTACTGCTAACACTGCTGGACTAGTTGCTTCAACTGGTACAACACGTGGAACAATTGTTCGCGTAAGCAATACAGCAGCTCAACAAGATACCCAAGGTGTTGATTTTGCTATTGGTGCAGTTGTTGGTAGCACAAGCTTCTCTCTTACCATTGCTGGTTTGAATGCTTTAGCTAACGTTCCTGGTGCTGTTGGTGGTGCTGGATTCTATCGTGTTGTAAACGTAGATCCATTATTCTATCCACGCAGACGATTCATTACTAATATTACCCAAGCGGTTAATGCTAACGTTTCTACTTCTGTCCAACACGGTATGACACCCGGACAAGAGATCAGATTCTCTATGCCAAAATTAGCCATCGCTCCTTTTGGGATGTTGGAATTAGATGGTGTTGCGGCTACTGTTTTGACTGTTGTTGATGATTTCAACTTCACCATTAACGTAGATACAACTGGTTTTGCCTTGTTTGTATGGCCTGCTGTAGCTCAAATGCCTGCTTCGTTCCCAATCATGGTTCCAGTTGGTGAAGATACCGCTGTATCATTGGTTGCTCTTGGCAGTCAAGTTCCAAGTATTGGTGGAGTCAAGATTAACGCGAGTCAAGTAGGTTTACTTGCTGATTCTGAAGTTAATACTGGTTTCCTCGGTATGGTTCTTGGTATTGGTGGTGTTGGTACAGTTGCTGGTGCTCTTGCAATATCAGGACCTGCTGGTACAACTGCTGGCGATATCGTTTACTGGATTGCTGGTAAGTCTTCATTCGGCGGACTCTAAACTCTAAGTAATGTTACATTATGGGCCACTGACGGGTGGCCCT